AAGAAGGAAAAAGAAGTTTAGCAATACCAATTGACTAACAATCAAATGCTTTTGTTTATTGGTTATTTACTGAGGTTTTGGTGGGTTTTACAAAGCTATACACACCGATTTGACTTTCGGTGTCTTGTTAAAATTAAGGGAAGTTACACACAACTAGATTAGGAAATTTATGATGGATTTTGACGACAACGAAAAAGGTTACTCAGCAGTAATTTACATTATGGAAAGCACAAACTCTGTTGTTGTTCACTTTGGAGGATTTAATAATATTTCTGAATGTAGATACTTCTCAACTCACATCATGGAAGACTTTGGCATTGAGCAACTACTAAACGTACCTCAAGGAGTTACAGTACATTAGGGGGGTTTTGTTTTTAAATGCCAGAAATAGTCATTCCATATAAGCCAAGAGAATTGCAAAAAATTTTGCATGAAAAAATTGAAAAGAGCCGATTTAGTGTATGTGTACTACATAGGAGAGCTGGAAAAACTGTAATGATGATTAATCATTTAATCAAAGCAGCTCTTACTAACCCTTTGCCAAACTCTAGATACGCATTTGTTAGTCCGACTTTCAAGCAAGGGAAAAGTACGGCATGGGATTATATAAAAAATTATGCTGGTAAAATACCAGGAACTAAGTTTAATGAGTCAGAATTAAGATGTGATCTTCCTAATGGTTCAAGAATAACTATTTTGGGTGGAGAAAATGATCAAGCTATCAGGGGTGTGGCGTTAGATGGAATCGTTTGTGATGAAACGCAGAGCTTAAAACCAACTTTATTTCCTGAAGTTTTAAGACCAGCTATTGCAGACCGAAAAGGTTGGTGTGTATTTATTGGAACACCTAAAGGTAGAAATTATTTCTTTCAATTATACGAACAAGCTAAAGATCAAAAAGATTGGTTTAGATGTATTCATAAAGCATCTGAAACAAAGATATTAGACGAAGAAGAATTAAACTCTGCTAAATCATTAATGTCTGAAGATTTATACGAACAAGAATTTGAGTGCAGTTTCCAAGCTGCGATAACTGGTTCATATTATGGTGCTTTAATCGAAAAATTAGAGTCACAGAATAGGATTACAGACAATCTGTATGATGAGAACCTTGATACAGAAACTTGGTTCGATTTGGGTCTAAATGACTCCACAGCAATATGGTTTGTCCAAAGGTACAAAGGAGAGATCAGATTAATAGATTATTATGAAAATGCTGGTGAGGGTTTAGATCACTATGTAGATGTCATTAATCGAAAAGATTATGAGTATTCAAGGCATATAGCTCCCCATGATATTAAAGTTAGGGAGATAGGTAATTTTGGTAAATCAAGATTAGAGAGTGCTTTGGAATTAGGTATTGCTTTTGAGGTTGCACCAAAACTATCTATAGAAGATGGTATTGAAGCTGTGAGAAAAGCACTTCCTAATTGTTGGTTTGACAAAAACAAATGTCAAAAAGGCTTAGAGAATTTAAAGGCTTACCAAAAAAGATGGGATGATAAGAACCAATGTTTTAGAAATAAACCAATGCACAACTATGCTTCTCATTGTGCTGATGCTTTTAGAACTGGCATAGTAGGTGAGGGTGTGGAAGTTAGTGATTGGGATGAAGAAATACCAGTTGAAACAAATTATATAGTTTAATATGGCAGATAAAGTTACAGAATCAGAATTAAGAGGAATTATAAATCAAGAGATAAATAATGCTTTAGGTTATATGGGTGGCAACCTATCCTCATCAAGAAAAAAATCTTTAGAATACTACATGGGAGAACCATTAGGTACTGAGATTGATGGTAGATCACAAGTAGTGTCAACTGATGTTGCAGATACTGTTGAAACCATCTTGCCAAACCTACTTAAAATTTTTACTTCATCAGATCAAACTGTAAAGTGTGAGCCAGTAAAAGCCGAAGATGTAGCTCTTGCTGAACAAGCAACTAATTATATAAATTATATTTTTAACAAAGATAATGATGGTTTTAGTATTTTATATACTTGGTTTAAAGATGCGTTAATTGAAAAGAATGGAATTGTAAAAGTTTATTGGGATGAAAGCGAAAAGGTTGAGCAAGAAACTTACGAAAATTTAAACGAACAAGAATATCAAATATTAGTTGATAATGATGATGTAGAAGTTGTTGAAGAAGAAAGTTTTGTTGATGAAAAAGCAAAAGAACAACTAGAACAAATAAAAGCATTAGCCGAAGCACAAGGTCAAGTAATGGAGGAAATACCAACTCCTAAATTATATAATTGTGTTATTAAAAGAACATCAAGTTCTGGCAAAGTTAAAATAGAAAATATACCACCTGAAGAATTTTTAATTCAAAGATCGGCAAAGTCTATTGAAGATGCTAATTTTGTTGCACACAAAGTTTTAAAAACTAGATCAGAACTTATTGAAATGGGTTTTGACAAAGATGTTGTTGAAGATTTACCTACATCAAATACTGTTTTGTTAAATGATGAAAGACTGACTAGATATGCAGATGTTGATGAAAGTCCATTTAATGATGCACCAGATGAAAGTACCCAAGACATAGAAATTTACGAATGTTATGTCAAAGTAGATATGGATGGTGATGGTATTGCAGAGCTTAGAAAAGTTACTGTTGCTGGAAGTGGTGGTTATACAATTTTAGAGAATATGCCTTGTGATTTTATTCCTTTTTGCTCTCTGACCCCAATTCCAATGCCACATAGATTTTATGGTAGATCAGTTTCAGAATTAGTAGAGGATGTGCAGTTAGTTAAATCAACTGTTATGCGTCAGTTATTAGATAATATGTATTTAACTAATAATAACAGAGTAGCTATTATGGATGGTATGGTCAACTTAGATGATCTACTTACTTCAAGACCAGGTGGTGTGGTTAGAACTAAACAACCACCAAGTCAGGTAATGCTGCCAATGCAAAACCAAACAATTTCACAACAAGCATTTCCATTATTAGAATACTTAGATACTGTTAGAGAAACTAGAACTGGTGTTACAAGATATTCACAAGGGTTAGAAGCTGACAGTTTAAATAAAACTGCAACTGGTGTGAATACTTTAATGAGCCAATCTCAAATGAGAATGGAGCTTATTGCTAGAGTGTTTGCAGAAACTGGTATTAAAGATTTATTTAGAAGAATATTTGAGCTTACAGTTAAATATCAAAACAAAGAAAGAATTGTAGAATTAAATAATCAATTTGTACCAGTCAGTCCTACCGAATGGAAAAACAGATACAACATATCAATTACTGTTGGCTTAGGTGCTGGTTCTAAAGATCAACAAATAATAATGTTGAATAATATTTTACAAAAACAATTACAGGCTTTCCAATTACAAGGTAACAAAGAATATCCAATGGTTACTTTAAAAAATATTTATAATTCACTAGCAAAAATTATTGAAGAAGCTGGACTTAAAAATGTTGAAAATTATTTTGTTAATCCAGATCAAGGTAGAGAGTTAGTACAACCTAGTCCTCCACCTGAACCAACTCCAATTGAAAAAATTGAGTTCACTAGAATAGCATCTGAAGAAAAACGTAAAGTTGCAGAGCTAGAATTAGAAGCTAGAAAATTAAAAGCTGAAACAGCAGAAGCTATTTTAGGTTTTGAAACTAAAATTAAGGAAATGGAGCTAAAGTATAATACACAACTTGATGCAGCTAAAATAAAAGCAGATGCTGATATAGAAAAAATAGTTACAACTAATAGAAATAAAACTTTCCTTGCTGCACAACAATCATCAGACAGACTAGATCAACAAGTGAGTAATTTAGATGGACAACAGCGAACAGGACAAGCTCAACCAGGAATTGACCCAAGCGAACAAGGCTAAACAGCTTTTTGAAAATCCTTTATTAAAAGATAGTTTTGATAAATTAAGAAAATTATATTCAGAAAGTTTATTTAATACTGGTGCAATTGAAACAGATGCCAGAGAAAAACTTTGGTTAGCCTACAATGTAGTCAACAAAGTAGAACAAAATTTATTAGAAATGATTGATACAGGAAAACTAGCTGCCAAGCAGTTAGAAGATTATAGAAAAAGTATCAAGAATAAAAAATTCTAATCACAAAGGTTAGGATAAGCCAACCTCATAAGAGGAGCTTAACTTACAAGGAAACACAATGTCAGATAATCAAGGCAATCCTTTACAAGGATCTGAAACTGATGTGCAAAAAGCACAAAAAGCAATTAATGGATTATTAAACCCATTAAATCCAAAAGAAGAAGAAGTAATAGGGCAACAAGAAGCTCCTACAGAAGAAAAACAACAAAATTCTCCTGAACCACAAAATGAGGAATCGGAAACCGATCAACCACAGGAACAGGAAATAAGCGAAGAAACTGAATCAGAAGAAGAAGAAGTTTCAGAGCAAGATGTATCTCAAGACGAAGAACAAATTGATACTCAAGAGAAACAAGATTCCACCTACAAGGTAAAAGTTGCTGGTCAAGAATTTGAAGTTACCCTTGATGAGTTGAGAAATGGCTATTCAAGAGATGCTGATTACAGACGAAAGACTGAAGAACTTTCTTATGAAAGAAAGCAATTTCAATCTGAATCTGAAAAGCAAAGACAAGACTATTCTCAAAAGCTAAATGAGTTAAATCAAAGTTTGTCAATTGCACAGCAAGACCTAAACGCAGAAATTAATTCTGCTGATTTAGATAAGCTGTATGACGAAGATCCAACAGAAGCTGCAAGAGTTGAAAGACGATTGAAAAAAAAGCAAGAAGCTCTAAATCAATCTATGCAAAAAGCTCAAGCAGAACAAAAGCAACAATTTGAAACATTTTTGCAAGACCAACAGAAAAAATTGGTATCTAAGATGCCAGAATTTTCTGATCCTGTAAAAGCCTCAAGTTTAAAAGCTAATATGAAAAGTACATTGAACAATTATGGTTTTAACGACCAAGAAGTTGCTCAAGTGTACGATCATAGAATTGTTATGTTGGTGAATGATGCTATGAAGTATAGAAATTTACAAAATTCAAAACCGAATTTAGCAAAAAAAATTTCTAAACCAGGCAAAGTTCTTTCATCAGGTGTCAAGCAAGGCAAAACTGAAATAAATCAAAAAGCCAGAAAAGAAAAGTTAAGTCGTCTAAAAAAATCAGGTAGCATGAAAGATGCTCAGAATGTTTTTTTAGATATGATTAGTAAATAACAACTTAACATAAGGAAACAACTATGGCACAAGTAACGAATACTTATTCGACTTATGATAGTGTGGGTCAAAGGGAAGATTTATCGGACATAATTTATTCGATCAGTCCAACGGATACCCCATTTATGAGTTCTATAGGTAAAGAAAAAGCAACTGCTGTTCTTCATGAATGGCAAACTGATGCTCTTGCAGCAGCAGCAGCAGACAACTACCAAATAGAGGGTGATGAAATCGCATTTACAGCACCTACTGCTACAGTAAGATTAAATAACAGAACTCAAATTTCAAGAAAATCTGTTATCGTATCTGGTACTCAAGATGCAGTTAATCTAGCTGGTAGAAATAATGAACTAGCTTACCAAATCTCTAAAAACTCTAAAGAGTTAAAAAGAGATATGGAAACTTCATTAACAGCTAACCAAGCTCCTGTAACAGGAAACGACACTACACCTAGAAGATTAGGTGGTATTGAGTGTTGGATCAAAACTAACACTTCAAAAGGTGGTGGTTCTGGTGCAGATCCTACAACTTCTGGTTCTAATGCTAGAACTGATGGAACGCAAAGAGCTTTCACTGAATCTCAACTTAAAGACGTTGTAAAAAAATGTTGGGATGAGGGTGGAGATCCAAGTATGGTTATGCTTGGTTCATTTAACAAACAAATCCTATCTGGCTTTACTGGTGGATCAACTAGATTTGACCCAGCTGAGAATAAAAGATTAGTAGCAGCAGTGGACATCTACGAAAGTGATTTCGGAGCATTAACTGTTGTACCTAACAGATTCTCAAGAAGCAGATCAGCTTATGTTATACAACCTGATATGTGGGGAGTAGCTTTCCTTAGAGACTTCCAACTGGTTGACTTAGCAAAATCTGGTGATGCAGAGAAAAAAGCTATGTTGTGCGAATACACACTTGTTTCTAAAAACGAAAAAGCAAGTGGTGGTGTGTTTGATTTAACAACTGCGTAATAATTAGAATTATAGGGGGAGCAATCCCCCTATAACTTATTAACAATTTTGTTTGGTCTTTGAAGATTTTTTAAAGTCGGAACGAAGCAATCAAAAAGGAAAATATAATGAGAACACTAAACGATTATTTTTTAACATCTGCTATACCTGATGTATCAACTGCATCTTCAACTTTTGTAGTTGTGCCAGATAAAGGTAGAATTGTTAAAATTTTTGCACACAACAAAGCAACTACTACAGGAACAGCAGCTATTACTTTTGAAATAGACACTGTTGCTTGTACTTCTGCTGCGATTAGTCATGTAGCTTCAGGATCTGCTGGAAAGCAGTACGAAGTTGAGCCATCATCTTTAAATGATGTAAATGAGGGTTCAGTTATTGAAGTCATCACTGATGGTGGATCTACAAACGCTTCTAAAATGGAAATTACTTACGTTATTAGAAGATAACACAAAATTTGAGGGGATCTTGTCTAGCGATACTTCCCCTCAAGTACCAATCTTAAAAAGGGAAATACATTATGCCAATGGTCGGTAAGAAAAAATTTTCATACACAAAAAGTGGAATGAAAAAAGCAAAAGCATACGCAAAGAAAAAAAAGAAAAAAGTAAAATACAAAAAATAAAGGAAATAAATTATGAGTTTTAATTATGGTCTAAGACCTACTACACATCAAGGTAAAACAAGTAGTGGAACGTCAGCACAATCTGCTGCTTTTGGTTCACAAACAGAATATGTAAGAATAGCATCAACTGCTGACATATATATATTATTTGGTTCTAACCCAACTGCTGTTGCAACTGCTGGATCTTCAACTATTTTTATACCTGCTGACCAACCAGAAATTTTTAAAGTTTCTCCAGGTGAAAAAGTTGCTTACGTTGGAACTGCTGAAGTTTCAATTACTGAATTAAGTGCATAGTGGCTAAACAAAAGTTTGTTCATTTTGTTCCAAGAGATAAGCCACCTAAATTAGGTAAGCACAAAAAAAATTTAAATAAATCTGAAAAAAGACAAATGAAACTTACAAGATATAAAGGTCAAGGTAGATAATGGCAAAAATAAGTGAAGAAAAAAATGGTTTAGTTACAGAAAACTTTTATGAATCAGAAAAAGGTGTGGTTCAAAAAAGATCAGTTAATCATCAACCAATTTTAGAAAACAATAAAAAGCTATATACACACAATGATGGTTACTCACCAGACAAAGGTTTAAAAAGAGTAGCAACTATTCCATCAATTATTTTAGAAGTTTGGACTAAAGAATATTACAAAGACCAAAACAAAGGTAATTGGTTTGCATTACCAAAAGACGTACAACAAAAAATTTTAAGAGAAAAATTAAATAGTTCTGATTATAGATATTTTAGAACTGCACCAGGAAGATTTTAATGGCATTATCAAATTACTCAAATTTAAAAACATCAATAGCAAATTGGTTAAACAGATCAGATTTAACATCTGAGATTGCAGATGATTTTATTGTTTTAGCTGAAGCTGATTTTAATTCAAAATTAAGAATTAGAAAGATGATAACACAATCTACTTTTACTATAGATAGTGAAACTGAAAGTTTGCCAACAGGATTTCTTCAAGTAAGAGATATGTTTATTTTAAGTGGTGGTACTAAAAATGCTTTAAGATATGTAGCTCCAGGTCAAATGGATCAAATGATTGGTACTTCAGTTAGTGGAAAACCATCTGCTTATACAATTTTAGGAGATAATTTTAGATTTGCAAAAAAACCAGATGCTAGTTATTCAGGTGTAATAAATTATTATAAAAAATTTGATACTTTATCAAGCACCAACACATCAAATTATATTTTAACTGACCATCCAGCTATATATTTATATGGCTCTTTGTTTCATGCAGCTAACTTTTTAGGTGGATATAATCCACAACAAGTTCAAAGTTGGCAACAAATGTATGCAACAGCTATGGAAAGATTAGAACAAAACGATAGAGAAGATCAATTTAGTGGATCTCCTTTACAAGTTAGATCAGAAGATTCTGTAAGATCAGCATTTTCTAATAATTTTTCAATTTCAAATAATTAAAAAATATGCAATTACCTTTTGGCGAATGGTTGCCAGACCAACCAGATCATTTAAATCCAGGTGCAACTGTTGCAACTAATGTTTATCATGCACAGTCAAGCTACAAACCAGTAAAAGGTTTAGTTGCCTATAGTGGAACATCTAATGTAACACAAAATGCTAAAGGTGCTGGTAGTTTTAGAGATAATACAAATACAGTATTTACCTTTGTTGCTACACAAGAAACTATTTATCAATTATCATCAGGAACTTTTACTGAAATAGGTGCAAGAAATGTTAAGTTAGCAACAGCTAAAGCATCATGCACAATTACAGTTTCTGACTATGCAAATATAGGTGCTGGTAAAACTATAACTTTAAAAAAAAATGATGGCACAACAGTAGTTTTTACATCATCTACAGGAAGTCCATCTACAAACCAATTTCAAGTACAAACCAATAATAATACAACTGCCACAAACTTAAAAAATACTATTGATGGTCATGCTGATTTTACAGCAACAGTTACAGATGCAGTTGTTACTGTTACCAGAGCAACAATTGGAAATGAAAATTTAACCAATGTTTCAAGTGATACTGCAAGATTAACTACTACTAATTTTTATGGTGGAAAACCTTTAACAGGATCAGATATAGATTACGTTACATTTACACAATTTGGACAATATGTAATTGCTAGTAATGGAGTTGATGAACCTCAATATTATTTAATGGGTACTTCAACAGTATTTAAAAATTTATCAACAATTGCAAACAATGGAACACCACCAGTCTTTAAAACATCAGGTGTTGTTAGGGATTTTTTAGTAACTGGTAATATAGTTGGTGCTAAAAATAGAGTAGCTTGGTCAGGATTAAATGATATTGCAACTTGGGAAGCTGGTGTTAGTTCATCAGATACACAAGATTTGCCAGGATCAGGTGGTCAGGTTGTGGCTATAACTTCTGGTGAAGTTGGTTATGTTTTTAGAGAAGATCAAATCATTCGTATGGACTTTGTGGGTGGAAATGTTGTGTTTAGATTTTCAGTTATTTCACCTAACAGAGGTGCTGTCTATGGACAAACAGTTTGCCAAGACAATAGACAAGTTTTCTTTTACGCATCAGATGGATTTTTTCAAATTAATGGCGACCAAATTTTGCCGATAGGAGCTGAAAAAGTAAATAGATTTTTTGATAGTGATTTAAACAAAGCATATACAGATAGAATTACAGCAGCAGTTGATCCATTTAATACTTTAGCAATTTGGTTATACCCAAGTAAAGATAATCCAAATACAACTGGAGTTTGCGATAAACTTTTGATATACAACTATGTAACTCAAAAGTGGTCAGTTGCTAAAGTTAAAGCATCACAAATCTTTAAACAATTCGTAGTAGCAAACACAGTTGAGCTAATGGATATTATTTCTGAAAACTTAGATGATATTAATATTTCATTAGACACAGCATTTTGGGAAACAGGACATTTATATTTAGGTGCAGTTGATGAAAATTTTAAAGCAGCAATATTTTCTGGAAAAACTTTAGAAGCTGAACTTGAAACAAAAGAACAAGAGCTGTTTCCAGGTTTAAGAGCTAACATAACTGGTGTTAGACCAATTGTAGATGCAAGTGCAAATGTAACTATAAAAACTAGAGATAGATTAGTTGATAGTGTTACCACATCTACTTCAAGTTCTATGAACAGTACAGGCATAAACCCTGTAAGACAAAGTGGTAGATATTTTAGAGCAAATATAAAAATACCAGCAGAAAGTATTTGGACTAATGCACAAGGAATTGATTTAACAGCTAGTCAAGGTGGCTCAAGATAATGTCAGATAAAATAGATATAGATAACATAAGATATTCATTTGAAGCACAAGAGCTTTTTCAAAGACAAGTAGAAGAAGCAGTAAATACATTAATTAACAAAAACAATACTGAAAGCGATAAAGCCTTTAGTTGGTTTATGAATTAGGAGCAACATGACAACAAATATAAAAGATTATTCAACTACACAAGCAAACAACACTTCATTAAATGGAATTGATGTTAATGAGGGTATGCTTCCTAGTAATCTTAACAATGCTATTAGAGCATTGATGAAGAATACTAGAGATTGGTTTAATTCAGCTGAATGGATTGAGTATGGTGATGGTAGTGGTGCTTTTACTGCTGCTTACGCATCAGCTACATCTTTCACAATCGCTGGTGCTGACGTAACTTCTGTTTATCATGCTGGAAGAAGAATTAAATTAACAGCAGCAACACCTGGTACAATTTTTGGAACGATCTCAAGCTCATCTTTTTCCACAAACACAACAGTCAATGTCACTTGGGATAGTGGTTCTTTAGCCAGTGAAGCTATTACAAATGTTTATGTTGGTGCTTTATCAAAAACAAATTCATCTATACCAGAGGGTATAGTTGTAACAGCTACTCTTGCAGATGGTTCTGTAACTAATGCTAAACTAGGAGCTGACTCTGTAAATGGAAGTAAAATTGCAGATGATAGTATTGATAGTGAGCATTATGTAGATGGTTCAATAGACACAGCTCACATAGCAAATTCTCAAATCACAGTTGATAAGATGGCAGTTAATTCTGTAAATTCAGATCAATATGTAGATGGTAGTATAGACTTAATTCATTTATCAGCAGACTCTGTTGATGGAACTAAAATAGCTGATGACTCAATAAATTCAGAACATTATGTTGATGGCAGTATTGATACTGCACATATTGCCAACTCTCAAATAACTCTTGATAAAATGGCAAGTGATTCAGTCAACTCATCTAAAATTGTTGATGGTTCAATTGTTGATGCTGATATAAATGCTTCTGCTGCAATTGATGCTACAAAAATTGCTGACGGATCAGTTACCAGTACAGAATTTCAACATATAAATACTTTAAGCTCTAATGCTCAAACTCAACTAGATGCAAAAGTTGTTAAAGCTAGTAACTTATCTGATTTAGCATCAGCTTCTACTTCAAGAACAAATTTAGGATTAGGTACTATTGCAACTCAAGATGCAAACAATGTTTCAGTTAGTGGTGGTTCAATTACAGGACTTGGCTCTCCGTCTGCTAGTTCAGATGCAGCTACTAAAAATTATGTAGATCAAGCTGTTGCTGGTTTAAGAACTAGAATTATTGCAGAATGTGCAACTACAGCAAATGTAAATTTAACAAATGGCTTAGAAGCTGGTGATACAATTGATGGTGTAACTCTTGTTGCTGGTGATAGAGTTTTAGTTAAAGATCAAAGCACAGCTAGTGAAAATGGATTATACTTAGCAGTATCAAGTGGAGCTGCATCAAGAGATCCTGAACATGACACTATTGCTGAACTATCTGGTGGAATGGTTGTAGTCAATCAAGGTTCTACAAACGATAATAAAATATTTTTATGTACTACCGATAATACTGGATCAGTTGGTTCAACTTCAATTACTTATTCACAAGTAACACCTCAAAATAATGGTACAGTAACATCTGTTGGCATAGCTGATGGTGGATCTTCTGAATTTACAGTTGGTAGTTCACCAGTAACATCTAGTGGTAATATAACATTAACTGTTAATTCTATTGCACACACTAAAATTTCAGGACTAGGAACTGCTGCAACACAAACTGTTGGAACAAGTGCAAACAATGTAGTTCAATTAAATGGATCAGCTCAACTTCCAGCTGTTGATGGAAGCAACTTAACTAACTTATCAGCAGCAAGTGCTGGATTTGCAGTTGCTATGGCAATAGCTCTGTAATTAATAAAAGGAAAAAATAATGGCACAAGATTTTGAAAGAGTTTTAAAAACAAGCATAGGCACATCTGCAACTGAAGTAAGAGCTGCAGCTAATAGTGATGATGCAATTATTGGTATGAGATTTGCAAACAAATCTACATCATCTGTAACTGTAGATGCAACTGTTAAAAACTCAAGCACAAGCTATTATTTGATAAAAGATGCACCAATACCAGCTGGAGGTTCTTTGGAACTTATAGATGGTGGTTCAAAAGTAGTTCTACAATCTGGTGATAGTGTTGAAGCATTATCAGATACAGCAAGTGCTGTGGACTGCATTTTATCAGTAGTAGATTCAATTAGTACATAAGGATTATATAAATGTCTTATATCGGAAATATACCAGCAGAAAGTTATAGTGCTTTTCAAAAGCAAGACTTTACTACAAGTGCGACTACATCTTACACATTAGATCATCCTGTTGCTAATCAAAATGAGTTAGCATTATTTATAAATTTTGTAAGGCAAGAACCAACTGCTGCATATACTGCATCTGGAACTAGCTTGACGCTAACAAGTGCAACATCTGTTGGAGATGATATGTACTGTGTGTATTTAGGTAAAGCTGTTCAAACAGTAAATCCTCCAAGTGGTTCTGTTGGAGCTTCACAATTAGCAAGTGATGCAGTAACTACTGCTAAAATTTTAGATGCAAATGTAACTGCTGCAAAATTAGCAAGTGGAGTTTTACCAACTAACACTCCAGCTTTTTTTGCTCATTCTGCATCAGATCAAGGTAGTGTGTCAGATAATACCTATACTAAAGTTACTCTAGGAACAGAAGTTTTTGATACTGCTAGTGCTTTTGCAAGTTCAAAATTTACAGTACCATCTGGAGAAGCTGGAAAATATTTTTTATATGGTTCAGTTAGAAATCAAGTAGGTAGTAATTCTGATATGAACCAAGCTTATTCTGCAATCTATTTGAATGGTTCAATATATATTGAAAACAGAATGGATTTTCAAGCTAATCCAGTAAAAATTTCAACAAACTTAATTCATGTGGTTATGGATTTATCGGTAGGAGATTATGTAGAATTATATGCTGCAATAGATCATGCTGGTGCATCAGGAATAACAATTGGAACTGCATTAAAAGGAACAAGCTTTGGTGGATACAAAATTATAGAATAAGGAAAATAAATTATGGCAAGTTTAAGTAATAAAATAAGACAATATGTAAATTCAGAAGTAGATTTTACTTCTGATGTTTTACTTCAAGATGACATGGTAGATGGAGTATCTAATCCATACATTAAAGAATGGAATTTAGAAAATATTGCTAAACCAACTGACGCACAACTAGACGCATTAGAAACTCAAGCACAAACTTATGAAAACAATCAACAAATAATTGCTACTAGAAAAAGATTATATGGAAGTTGGGAAAACCAACTTGAAGAAATTTATGATGATGGCATAGATAGTTGGAAAGCTAGAATACAACAAATTAAAATTTCAAATCCAAAGGAGACTGAATAATGGCAATAACAAAAATACCAGCAGCTGGATTTTCAGACGCAGTAAATTTTAGAAATATAGTAATTAACGGTGACATGACTGTAAGTCGAAGAGCGACTACAACAGCATCTATTACATCTGGTGATTATCATACATTAGATAGATTTAAAACATTTATAAATAATACT